AAGATGTATTTGTCATCGATAGCGTCACTGGCGATATCATCATGGGTGATGAGAGTAATCAAACTTCTATCACTAACATGTATGGTAGCTTCAAACTCAAGGGAGGTTGTGGTGCTACTCCAATCGTTAATGATATCTTTGATACTCTTAAGGATACAGCAGATGATGCTAAACTAACCCTTGCAAACCAAGTCTTCACCACATTTGAAGTCAATACTTGTAATGGTGATACTCAGATCGGTAATCCATGGGGTTGGGTATGGGCACTTCAAGGTTACTACAGTTCAACTCCTGTTGCTCATGATGTTGACGAACCAGTTTATGTCTACACTAGAGATCCACAGACTGTCCAAGCAGATGGTCCTCTAACAGATCTTGGTTCTACATTAACTGCTGGCAACCTCAACTACATGGTTGTCAATAGCATCAGTGGTTTCCAGAAAGGTGATCTAGTTGCTATTATTGATGGATCAACAGCAGCAGAGATTGTTCTCATCACTGCTGATCCTTATGTTGATCCAACAACCGATGAACCAAGACTACCTCTAATTTATAATGTAGATTATCCTGCTTCACAATATCCAAACGGTGGTCGTGGACAGGAAGGAACAACACCTCAGCAGTTCTTGCCTGGTGCGGTTGTTGTTAAGATCAAGAAGGATGAAAGAGTTGCATATCTAACAGAAGCAATTCCTGCAACTGGTAGAACTCAGGCACCTTCGCCAAATACAAACCCAGCAAGAATTATTCTCAAACTTGACAATGGTAACCTAGTTGCTCAGAAACTTGACTACGAACAGTTCATCAGAATTGGCAATGAGTTCTTCCTACCCGATAGCATTGATGGTAGCGTTGATAATAACTTTGGCGTCAAGATGCCTAAGTCTATCAGACAATCATATGATCCAGTCGAACCTGAGAAGAATATTGACAGATACTTTGGTGGTGGTAAACTCACCGTCCATGACAATATTGACATGGTATCTGGTAACCTCAGAATGTATGGCACTGATGGTAAGACCCTTATCTTCAACATTGCTAACGATGACGGTCACCCAGGTGACGGTGCAATTCTTGATCCTGTCACTGGCAGATCTGGAATGTATCTCAACGGTAGAGCAGACATCTATGGTAAGTTGAGAGTATTCCAGCAAGTTTGTCAAGAAAATGGCACTTGCTCCAATGAACTTAAGTTTGATGTTGATAACAGTGACGGTTCTGTCAGATTGGGTGATAGTCTATACATCAAGGGTCAATTAATTGAGAATGAGAGCAATCAAAACATTGTTCTTCATGTTGATAACCTTGGTGGTGCTGGTCAAGGTGGAACTGCTGGTCCACGAGATTTCATTATGTATCAGGACGGATCTATTGATGCCTTTGGCATTACTAGATACTTTAACAAGAACGGTGGTCGTCGCTGGACATATATTGCACAATCCTCTACTGGATTTGGACAAGTTCAAGCAAACCCACTACAACCAAATGGTAACTATCTAATCAACGCACCTTCTGGTGGTAATATGGTTGTCTATCTCCCATCTGATGGAGTTCAGACAGGTGACATGATTAGATTTATTGAGATCAGTGGTAATCTTGCCTACAATACAAACTTGGTTATCCGCGCACTCAAGAATGGAACTGAAGCAGTTCCAATTCAAGGAGACAGCACTGGAACTAAGGCGAATGTTGGATCTTCTGCTCCTCTAGCAATCGCATGGGATAGCGGAGAACTAATCGTTCAGACAAGAAATGCATCATTCGGTCTTGTATATGTTGGCACAACAGATTCAGAAGGAGACGCAAATGCATCGGAAATTCCAACAGATCTACGCGGTTGGTGGTTAGTGGAGCTCTAAGATGGCAGTAAACTACAGTCTAACAAAGTTCATGAGGGTTGCCAAAGTTGGCACCATCATGCCTTGGGGAGGGGACGGAAACGAAGGTTTCGCCCTCTCCAACATTCCAAAAGGTTGGATTTTATGTGATGGTAGATTACAAAATGCTTCAAGGTATCCCTTGCTAGCATCTGAACTTGGGACTACCTATGGTGGTAGCAATTTTGCTGGAGAATTTCCAGATTATGAAGGACAATTTCGTGTTCCAAACATGACGCTGAAAATGCCCATTGATTTGGAACCAGAATATCTATTTGAAACAAAATATCAATATGGGCAAACTGATGCGTATGATAAGTTAGTTGATAATACTTTTGATGGTGATCCATTAATTGGCGATTTTGGACTAACATATCCAATTCAGACTACTATCTCTGCTAATACTGACATTGACTTCACAGTTGATCCGTCTCTTGTTATGGTTGGCAAGATGACCAATATTTCTATTGGTGCTCCTGATTTTTCGACAACTGTATATACTGTTAATAGAAAGTTGAGTATTAACCATACTCCATCACACTCGCACCCAGGAACATATTCAAAAGCAACAGCACAGTTCACTGGTCCTCAATTATTCGAACCTTCTGGTATTGTTACTGGTGGTCCAGTTTCTGGTAGTTGCGGTGACTTTGGATATTCTGAGTGTCAGTTAGCTAATGCCGATACAGCACCATCTTGGCAGCAGGGTAGAGCATTAGCAACATATTATGGTGATGAAACTCACGAATTTACTCTGCCAACAACTGATAGATTTTACAACTTTGAGGGTGGATCGTATTGGAATAATGTTCCTGCTGATAGTTGGCCACCAACAGGTGCTCACCCATCTGGTATTCAAGGTGCTACTGACTTGGATTATCAATTTAATGGTAGTGCATATACAACTACATTTGATGTTAGTCCAGTAAAAACTCACCAGCAACCAGCATGGAGTGGTATTTTTCCAAAACCAATTGAAGTTGCTAATAGAAGAAACTATTTTGGTCCAGTTATTGGATATGATCCAGAAACATCACCTGCATTTACTGTAAGTGGTGTTACTATTGAAGCAAATGCTACATCAATTGATCTACCTGCTGGTGCAAATATTGGTGCGGCATATGAGTTAGATAGTGTGGTTCCTTTTATGTGGGTTTATTCTGGAAACATTGCTCCTGGAACTCAAATTCTTGCAATTAGCAGAACTGGAACAAGCGATGCTGATTATGTTTACACATTGGAACTTTCGCAACCATGTATTAATCCAGCAACAGTAACTGGACAAACATTATCATTTAAACATGGAACATTCCCAACTACATTGAACAATCAGACTTCACAACTTGATCCAAACAATACAAGTTTCCTTGGTCACAACCATGGAAGTTTTGATTTGCAAATGGGTCAGGGATCTTTGTCTGGACCTGCTACACACCCAGTAAATAACATCAGTTTGGGTGATATTGCTCCTGAAAGTATCGATGACGCACTAAATATTATTGCTGACGTAGCAATGCCAGCACTACTAGTTACGTTTATCATTAAGGCATACTGATGGCAAGACTATACACAAAAGAAAAAGCAAAGTATGGTTCTGGATCAGGGACGATTATTTGTTGGCCAGTTGAACTTGACAGCACAGATCCTTCAAATGAAGCAAATGTAAATGTATTGCCTGCTGGATACTTGAAGTGTGATGGTTCCATTTATAAAGCAGAAGATTATCCTGCTCTTGCTGAAATTTTGGGAACTGGATTGAATACAAAATTTATTCGTTATGATATCAATAATGATCCTATTGATAGTCCTGGCGACGATGAATTTATGGTTCCAGATCTTGGATCTAAGTTTATGAAACCAACAACTGGTGCGTCTGCTGGTACGTATATTAACATTCTAACAGAAACTGTTGGTGGAATTGAAAAAAGACGCTCTGGTATGGGCATCGAAGCATCTTCTACAGCAGGAACAACAGCAGGAAATACTGTGACTATTCCAGTTACTTATACTGGAAACTTTATTGTTCCTTCTCAGGAAATTGCACTAAAAGGAAAACCATCTTGGTCTAAAGGAACTAATAACAGCGGTTATACAGATGAGGAAGCGGTTGATAGTTTAGCACTACACTCTCACATGCACTTCTCAACCACAAACAGATTGCGAATTAAAACTACTAATGAAGGTACTCAAATTCAATCTCAAGGTGTTGGATCTAGATTTGTAGCGTCAACTATTCCAATCGAAGATTGGTTGGATAATACACAATATAATGGAAATGCTGGAGCTGGAACAAACCAACCAGGATGCTGGGCAATTGCTTCTGGTGTTCAAGCTGGTGCTTACATTCCTAATGTTCAAACTCCATTTGTTGGAAATGAAGTTGTTTACTACAACATGTGCTTTGATGCTGCTGGTTCAACGGGATTGAATGCGTTTAGATATCAGTGTTTGTTGAGCAGTGGTATATCTCTAAACACTGGACAAGTTACTTTTGGAAACGAACCATCTTACAATAGTTTTCTTGTAGGATGTATTAATACTGGTAGTGGATCTTTTGGATCTGGTCAGAGTGTCCCTGCTACTTATGTTAACGGTGGTCAAGGTGTTCCTAATGATTACAATGGAGCAAGTTTATATGATGTAGTCCCTGTCAATAGTAATATCGCATCAAAAACTTCTTTTGCATACCCTCAGGTTAATAATGTTTTTACTGAAATTAATGAACTTGTTCAGGATGATGGTGACCCAACAATCCACTCCCATAAAATCACTCTTACTCAAAACACCCATACATATAAGATAAAAACAGCTCCGTATCTGTTAGCTCCAGATAATTTACAAACCACTCTGACATTAAAACTTGACCAAACAGCGTCTTTGGATCAGGTCACTGGTCCTTACATTATTATGGAATATCTAATTAAGTATTAATAGAAACATGGCAGTCGCTTTAAATCCCAAATACAGAAATAAAAGAGCAAACTTTTACACTGACAAAGGAACTGACAGTCAGGCAGTAGGTTCGATTGTTCAAGTTTTGAAGTCAACGACTAATTCGTTTGACCATAATTTTGTTCCAACTATCGTTGCTCAGAGTGGAACAACTGCATATGATGTAATTGCTGGTGATGCTGCTCCAGAAGATAATCCAGAATATCAGTATGAAGGATATATCTACTGTGATGGTAGAGAATTTTATATTAAGGATTATCCAGCATTGTTTGAAATTATTGGAAATGATTATGGTGGAGTTGCCAGTGATGGTATTGATATTATTTCTGGTGGAGTAGGATACTCTGGAACAATTACTGTAACTATTGATGCTCCACCTTCTGGTGCTAATCAAGTTTTTCCTGGTGTCACTCCAGTTCAAGCAACTGCAGATGCAACTTTAGTTGGTGGTATTATTAGTGGTGTGGAGGTATTAAATCCTGGAAAGGGTTATGATCCAGAAAATCCTCCTACTGTAACAATCACTGGATCTGGTGGTGGTAGTGGTGCCACCGTTGCTATTAGAATTAACGAACAAAACGGTCA